TAGCGTTGAGGCTATCGAAGACGAGCTTGTATCTAATTCATTTGAAGAGTACGAGCAAAAAACACAACAGTTAATTGGGGAAGGTTTATGAGTTTTATTGCAAGTATGGTTGCTGCTTCAGCGGCTAGTGCTGGGCTTGTTACTGCTGGTGGTATTGGCGCTGCTGCTTTAGGTGCTGCGGCTACGGGCGCTGCTGGTGCTGGAATTGGTGCGGGTATTTCTGCTGCTACTGGTGGGGATATCGGTGAAGGCGCTTTGATGGGAGGTATTGGAGGTTTAGCCGCCGGGGCTGGGGCAGCATTAGGCGGAGCATCTATGGGCGCAGAAGCTATAGGAGCACAAGGAGCGGCAGCGACACCCTTCGCGGCAGCGGCACCAGTAGCATCAACAACAGCAGCGACAGCTGCTCCAACGGCTACAACGGCGGCTACAGCTGCTCCAACAGCCACAACTACGGTTGCTCCTACTACGGCTGCTAATACTGCTCCGGTTGTTGCTAGTAACGCTCCTTCTACTGTAACAGGAGCTACTAATGTTGCTAATGCTTCCGTTGGTGGTGGAGCTGGGGGAGCTGGTGGAGCTGGTGGTGGCGGGGGAATTAGTACACTTCCAGGACAACCTGGCTTTGTTGGACCTACTGCAACTCAAGGTCAAATAGCCAATGCTAAGGCATACACAGATGCTAAAGATGTTGTATTCGATCCGTTTATGGGTAGTGGATCAAGTTTAATAGCAGCAGAAAAGCATGGAAGAATGTGTTTTGGTACAGAAATAAGCCCAATGTATTGTGATTTGATTATTAAACGATGGGAAAATTTCACAGGCAAGAAAGCAGTTCTTTCGGAGTTATAAAATGGCTCAAGGCGTAAAACACAAGCCAACTCAGGCAGATAGGGATACGGCAAAGCGTTTATCGGCGCTAGGTTGTCCACATGAGGATATTGCTATTCGCTTGAAAATCTCAGCCGATACCCTGACCAAGTATTACCAGACTGAGCTCGACGAAGGCAGGATTGACGCTAACTCAGCCATTGCGGGTACGTTGTTTCAGCAGGCCAAGAACGGTAATACGGCTGCGGCTATCTTCTGGCTAAAGACTAGGGCTAGGTGGAAGGAAACAGACCGCCATGAGATTGCTGGCGCTGATGGTCGTGACCTGGTGGTTAAATGGGCAGAGAACTAATACTGCCGTATTCACCCAGACGGGTATTCAAATCATTTCATAACCGCAGCGAACGTTGGGCTTGCTTGGTGGCCCATCGTCGTGCAGGCAAAACAGTCGCAGCTATAAACGACATTATTAGGGCAGGCTTGATGTGCAAGAGCCAGCAACCGTTGTTTGCCTACATTGCGCCGTATCGCAGCCAGGCTAAGTCTGTGGCTTGGGACTATCTCAAACGCTTTGCAGCACCAGTCCTTGCGGCATCTAACGAGGCCGAGCTAACGGTTGAACTCATAACTGGCGGCAAGATACGATTGTTTGGTGCTGACAATGCTGACGCAATGCGTGGACTAGGCTTTGATGGCGTGTTTATGGATGAGTACGGTGACTTCAGGCCATCAGTCTGGGGTAACGTTATCCGACCTACGTTGTCAGACAAGCAGGGTTGGGCTGTGTTCGCTGGGACACCAAAGGGTAAAAATCAGTTTTGGCAGATATTTGAGCAAGCTAAACGAACGCCTGACGAGTGGTTTCACCTTGTTCTCAAGGCTAGTGAGTCTGGACTGTTACCTGACACAGAGCTACGGGCAGCTGCCGCACAGATCAGCGATGACCAATTTCTACAAGAGTACGAGTGTTCATTTGAGGCGGCAATCCTTGGTGCTTTCTATGGCGAGGACATACGCAAGATAACAGATGCCGGTCAGGTCAGGCGTGTTGATTACGATCCGCACCTACCGACTTACACCAGTTGGGACTTAGGTTATCGAGATGACACGGCTATTTGGTGGTATCAAGTCATCCGCAACGAAATCCACATCATTGATTATTTTGCAATAAGTGGTGCAAACATTGCAGAAATAGCTAAAATAGTCGTAGAAAAGCCGTATAAATACGCAAAACATTACCTACCCCATGATGCAAGGGCTAAAACACTAGCAGCAGCGGGTAAGTCAGTTATTGAGCAATTGAGTGAGTATCTAGGCATCAACAACATGGCGATTGTGCCTGATTTGTCGGTGCAAGATGGGATTCAGGCGGTCAGGCAAATGTTGCCGCAATGTTGGTTTGATGCTGAACGGACGCACGATGGGTTAGAGGCTTTAAGGCAATATCAGCGGGAATACGACGAGGACAAGAAAGCGTTTAGGCAAACACCCAGGCATGATTGGACAAGCCACCCAGCAGATGCGTTCCGAATGTTGGCGATTGCGTGGAGGCTAGAGCCAAAGGTTAAGCAGCCAGATGTTGTTAAACCATTGATTGTTGGGCCTGAGAACACAGTAACTTTAAATGATATGTGGGCAACCCACACCACTAACCGGAGTAGAAGATTATGAGCGGTATTCAACATCCATACGAGTATCAATACGAACACGTTGCAGCAAGCCAAACGGCGCAAGTGCTAGGCGGCACAGGCGCAGTTGGTGACTATTTACATCGTTTAATTTGTACTGTGTCTACTGCTCTCACAGGTAACGTAATTTTGTTAGATGGTGCATTTTCACACACGATTTTGCCAGTGTCAGCTGGAACAGGCGCAAACGTTTACAACATTGAAGTAAACGCTATTTCACGTACAGGCCCGTGGCGTGTGACCACAGGCGCAGGCGTAGAAGTAATAGCTGTTGGCATTTTCAGCGCATGATCGTAGCGAGCGTATTGCGGTCAGGCGGTGATTTTAAGCCTGAACACGTTTATGCGTTGCAAAAGATGTGCGCTAAGTATCTGCCACCGCATGAGTTTGTGTGTCTGTCGGACGTTGAGCTAGAGTGCAAAACCATCCCTTTGATGCATGATTGGGTTGGTTGGTGGGCAAAGATGGAGTTGTTTCGGCTACCAAGTGCGCTGTACTTTGATCTTGATACGGTGTTGACTGGTGACTGTACGGCAATGATCGAGGCGGCAAAACAGCACGATTTTGTAATTATGCGTGACGTTTACAGGGGTCAGTACAACCCGAAAGCTATGCAAAGCAGCATGATGTATTGGTCGAAACCTGTGGATTTGTACGACAAGTTTGCAGCATTACAGATGTACACAGCGGGTGGTGACCAGTCTTACATTGAACACTTTATGCGGGACAAAGTGACGTACTGGCAGGACATTTGTGATGGAATTGTTAGCTTTAAGGCTGATGTGTTGCCCAAAGGGTTAGACAATGTCAAGGTGGTGATATTTCACGGTAAACCTAGACCGTGGGAACAAACAAGGATACCGTATGAAATTGGTTGAAGGCTGGCAAGTTCCCGATATTGACGAGTGTTGCATTAACGCACTCTTGGTTGAGCTGCCAGACTTAAATGTAAGTTATACCCACATGATCCAGTTCCGCACAGTCATTCAGGCCGGTGGCAATATCGGTGTTTATCCCGCTACGATGGCAGGGCAATTTGAGCGTGTCATTACAGTCGAGCCTGATTTGGTCAATTATCAGGCTTTGCTGCTAAACGTTGCAGGCCACGACAATATTGAGCATCATCGAGCTGCATTTGGTGACAAGCACGGCGCAGCGGCAGTCGATCATCCGTATCCTGAGAACATTGGGGCGCATCAGTTAAAAGCAGGCAAAGATGTGCAAGTTATACCAATTGATGCTTTAGAGGTGGATGATTGCGACTTTATCCAATTAGACATTGAAGGCTACGAACATTTAGCCATATTGGGTGCTGAACAAACAATCAAGAGAACGTATCCAGTTATCACGCTTGAGCTAAAAGGCTTGGGCAGTCGGTACGGATACAGCGACGAGGACACAATCAACCTACTCCAAGATTGGGGTTATGAGATTGTCGGGCGGGTAAACCGTGACGTAATTTTTGCGAGATACTAAGATGGAAGCATTGACTGGCGTTCAAAAGTGGCTGAATGTTATCAGCCAGTACGACAATGAGTTCAAGAAATGGGAGGCTCGCACAAATAAGATTGTGAGGCGCTACCGTGATGACAACCGCAATCAGAACACCAACGAAACCGCTAAATTCAATATTCTGTGGTCTAACGTACAGACGCTGATCCCTGCCGTATATGCCAGGTTGCCAAAGGCTGACGTATCTCGACGCTTTGGGGATAACGACCCAGTTGCCCGTGTTGCCTCGCAGTTGATTGAACGTGCCTTGGACTTTGAGATCGAGCATTACACCGATTTCAGATCGACCATGAAACACGCAGTCGAGGACAGGTTCTTGGGTGGTCGAGGCGTGGCATGGGTTAGGTACGAGCCGCACGTTCGGGCGCAAGACATTCCCGAAGATGGGCTGCAAGTAACTGAAGATGTTGACGAGGTTGACAGCACAGGTCAGCAAGTCAAGACTGCTATGACGCTTGATGGCGCTATGGGTGAGGAAGTCGAGCCACAAGAGGAAATTGAATACGAGTGTGCGCCTACCGATTATGTGCATTGGAAAGACTTTGGACATTCGGTTGCACGTACATGGGAAGAAGTCACTAGCGTCTGGCGCTGGGTGTACATGACCAAAGATAGCCTCATCGAACGATTTGGCGAGGAAACGGCTAAATCCATTCCGCTAGATGCAGGGCCGGAAACCAATAAGCAGTATTCGACACAATCCAAAGACTTCACACGGGCTAAGATTTGTGAGCTGTGGGACAAGGAAAGTGGCAAGGTGTACTGGATTAGCAAGAGTTGCCCAAACATTCTTGACGAACGTGACGATCCATTAGAGCTTGAGAACTTCTTTCCGTGTGCCAAACCTTTGTACGCCACAATGACGAGCGACACGCTTGTGCCTGTGCCTGACTTTGTGCTGTATCAAGACCAAGCGACAGACTTAGATATTTTGACTGACCGCATTGACGGGTTGGTTAAGGCGTTGCGTGTGCGAGGGGTGTATGACGCATCACAACCCACATTGCAGCGCCTTTTGACTGAGGGCGATAACAACACATTGATTCCAGTCGATAAGTGGATGGCGTTCTCTGAAAAGGGCGGTTTAAAAGGGTCGATTGACTTGTTGCCAATTGATGTGTTGGCGGCAACGCTCATGCAATGCTATCGAGCGATGAATGAAATCAAAAACCAAATCTATGAAATTACAGGTATTAGCGACATTGTTCGGGGGCAAGGACAAGCATCTGAAACCGCCACGGCACAACAGATTAAGGGTCAGTATGCAGGACTGCGCTTGCGCTCGATGCAAGAAGATGTTGCCCTGTTTGCGAGTGAGCTATTCCAGTTAAAAGCACAGGTTATCTGCACTAAATTTCAACCAAGCACGATCCTTATGTACGCAG